GGTTCCATTACGGCTACGTGTGATAATACTACCACCAATAGAGTTGTTGGTTTTGATTATGCTTTAGAGGTAGCAAGAAAGCCTTACTATACAGTGGGCTCTCAAACCCCTGTTGAGGTTAAATATATATCCCCCATTAAATACACTGCCAGTGTGCAGCTAGAGGTGGATGATGTATTTTTAGAAAGCGGCTATACTTTTTTAACGACGGGAAAAGAAGAAAAAAGTGTGTCATTTAATATTAATGGGAGGGACGGGACCGCTCTCCAATCTCTTACTATCCCGAAAGCCTCACTGGTGGGCGAGAAACTCAGCGCTTCGGCAGATGGATCGGTTCGTTTAACTCTTAACTATATAGGTCACTCATGAGCGAAAGTTTATTTTATAACAGAGATACTAATATTTCGGGGGTTGCAGTTCCTTCTAAATTATCAAGTCTTTCTCTTACTCCCTCTTATAATTCAAGGGTCGAGTTCAAAGGAGTAAATCATAGTTATGTAACTGATGATTTTTATCATAATTTAATACCTTTATCGGTAAACAGTTTGGGGGCTAAATTTTCACTCAGATATGATGTGAATGAGGCGAGCGCTAAAAGTCTTGTAGCCTTCTTTGAAAATCAATCAGGCTATCTACCTATAGAGTTTACTCCTGATAATAGTGGAATTTATAAAACTGTATCGGGGGTTTGTGATAATTATGCAGTTAATTTTATTAACAATCAGCACTTTGAAGTAGCAGCTAGTCTCAGTGTGGATCACGCTCCTACCTTACTTAATTGGTCAGGTGGCAATTTTGCCAACGTTCCCTTTCAGGGATGGACTCCAGCCGCATCTTACCAAAAATACGATGTAATTTATTCAGGAAGAAATCCTGATGGAAGCATAAATGGAAACAAGCTAGACAACTTTTACTATTGTAGCGGAGATCATACTTCCGCTGAAACAAATAGCCCGACAGGAACCTCCTCTATGTGGACAAAGGAATTTTTCTTTGAGCCCGACGTAGGGCTGCAAAACGATGTCAAAATTAAAGCAGATGTGTTAAATTATAAAAATTCTTTTATCCAGCGTTTAAAGACAAACAATAATATAGCAACCTTTGACATGTCCTATACTTATACCGACATTACAGATTTACAACTAAGGTGTATGCTCCAATTTTTAGAAAACAAAGGAGGTTATAGAAGATTCGAACACCAAATCCCTTCTCTATATAATAGACCCAAAGTTTACTATTGTCCTAGCTGGACCCATACGTGGACTTATTTTAATTCTAACAATTTAACCGTAGAGCTTGTGGCAGATCCTCTCGGCGTAATACCAACAGGGACATAAAATGGCTATAAATATTTTTAAAAGTAACAATTGTTTTATTGCATGTGAAGAGCTTTCAAACAAAGAGGCTTTTTACACTGGGATTAGAACAGGTTCAATAGTTTCAGCGGTTCAACAGTCTGCTTTTGATGTTTCTATTGACAGAACGTCCTCTAAACAGATAGGGTCTCCTACATATGCTGTTAACTCGCCATTTAGACAGCCTGATGTGTCTTTAACATTTAGCTATATTCAAACGTGGCCCTATTTGAATGAGGGTTTTGTTAATTTGGCAGATTTGAATAACGAACCATTAAGCTCATTTGATGAGATTCCCATGGTCCCTGTTTTGTCTGGTTATGAAACAGCGTCTAGAAATTTTTATATTTTTTCTAGAGTGGGGGCATCTGCCAGAGACGCTTTTACAGGTTTTAAGGAGGGTGACTCACCCGACTTTACAGGTTACCAGTGTGCTTCTGTGGGGAACTGTTATTTAACAAAATATTCTCTGTCTTACTCTATAGGTAATCTCGCCCAAGTATCAGCTGCATTTGTTGGTTCTAATATGCAGTATACAGACGTAACGGGGACAAGGGTCATTTCTCCAGCAATTAACTTAACAAGCGGTAATGCTAACGAAGTGGGAGAGTTAACTTTTGATGGTTTGAGGGAGTTTGCTCCAAATCCTGTGGTTATGAATCCATCTGATACAGGGAGTGTATTAAGTCTGCAAAATTTGCAAGTGGGGGGTCAATCTTTTAGCGGTGAACATCTTATACAGTCAGCAGACTTAAGTCTAGATATATCCCGTATACCCTCATATGGACTAGGAAGTGATTACCCTTATGAAAGAAAAATGGAGCTTCCTGTTAAGGGAAATGTTAATTTTAATTCTAAAGTATCTGGATGGACTACGGGTTTTATAAGTGGAATTCTTGATTCTGATTCTAGTTATAATTTTGATTTAACTCTAGAGGGGAGCGGAAAGTCTATTACTTACAAGATAGAAGACGCGAGGCTTCAATCTTATAACTATGAGATGGGGATTAATCAACTGATGGATTTTAATGCTGCTTTTACCTTTGAAGTTTCTCCAAATCCTAAAGGGCTTCAAATATCTGGAGATCCGCAACAATCATTAGCTCAATATGCTACAAATCAAATAGATACACGTATTAACGATTCCATGGATATAGCCACAAATGGATATATGTTGGTAGACTTCACTGACCCCAATGGTGTTTTAGAGGGGGGCGGTTATGGAGCTGCTAGGTCAGGAGATTTTTGGGCAAGTGATATTGATTATACTGCCGTAAGCGTGTGGAATAATAGGGGAGATTTCACTCCAAAAGACTATCGTATGAGGGGCGCAACGGCAATTACTAAACGACATGTAGTTATGGCTAAACATTATTGGCTAGCAGTTGGAAACAAACTATGGTTTGTAGCGGCAGACGGCACATGGATCGAGAGAGAAGTCTTACAAACGTCTAGCCACGGTAGTTCTGATATCGCAGTTGCTCTTTTGAATTCAGATCTCCCTTCTACTATAACGCCTGTTAAAGTAGTCCCTTCTAATTTTGAAACTTATTTTAAGAGGGAGGCTGGAGGAGCAATATCTCTAAATTTTCGGCCAATAATTGTTGGCTTTGATTTCGAAAAGAAGGGTTTATTGATGCAGTTAACTAGGGCGGTTAATGGATCAAATGAAGCTACATTTGCCGCTGGCAATCTATTAATCCCCTCCCCTTACAATGTATTATCTGAAACTCTTGATATCGGAGACTCAGGTAACCCCCTTTTTATTATTATAGGGGGTGAGGCAGTTCTAATTGGATTATTTGAGACCTCCAGTAACGTTCCAGCATATTCAAAATATATTTCTACTATTAACGGTCTCATTTCTACGGTTGATTCCGCAGAAGGAATAAGCACAGGCTATACCCTCCAAGAAAAGAATTTATCTTCTTTAAATCTTAAAAGGTATGCGCCCCTTTAAGTATAATCAATTTTTACGTTCTTACTTTCGTAACCCTTTTCTTTGAGACGGTTTGGATGTTCAGCCCCACCTCGCTCTTTGGCATAAGTGTTGTAAAACTTTTCTTTTACGGGATCTGCTCCTCCTGCCTTTTCGGCTCTTTGGGCGCTTAGATCTGCCGAGAGGTCCATCATATCTCCCACAGTTCCTTTTTTCTTATAAGTCGCATCTATAAACTGTTGGTTATTAAAAGGATCTATAGAATTGTCGATGGAGGCGTTGGGGGAGAGAAAAACTCTCTTCCACTCAGCGCCCCCCTCCTCATAAACATGTTCATCATTCATCCCTTGGAATACTTCTTTGTATTCTTCTGTGTCGGGATGTTTATAAACATAAATGGGCATTATTTAATTGGGATTTTCCTACCATCAGAAACTGTTCTCTTCGGAAGGGTAATTTTGAGAAGTCCATATTTTAATTCTGCACTGATATGTTCTTCGGACACCAAATCCCATAAGTGAAGCTTGAATTTTTCGGATCTCTCTTTGTTTTTAGCTGTTACACATAAAGTATTATCGACAACAAGAAGACTAATGTCGTTTTTAGCAAACCCAGGAAGTTCTACTTCAGCATTATAAACATCTCCCGTATCGCTGATGTGAGACTTAATAGTCTTGGTGTAGGTTTTGGATGTTAAATCATTAAACAATGTATTAATTAAAGAATTCATGCTTATCTATTAGCAATTAGTGTGCCTCGCGCTTAATCCTTAAAAATATGGGATAAAATATTCTTCACTGTTTGAGAGTAGGTCATAGTGTCTCCCATTTTGACACCCTCTGTGTTAAGTTGTCCCACTTTAGTCTCAGCTTTTTCCATCGCGGCGATTGCTTCGTCTTCTGTCCAAGTATAAAAAGTGCCCTGATTAAACGGAGAATCTTTATTGAAAAAGACTCCATCGATTACATCCATTTCTCCTGATGGCTCAATTAAAATAGAATTTTCATTGGTCGCCCAGTCTTTATGTGAAGTAACATTTAGAACGACACTCCACTTTCCTAAGCAGGTAGAATTAAAGGCGGGGAGGTTCCACCCCTCTCCCCCTGACAAGCCTGTCAAATCAATGTCAATCGCATTTAACAACTCATTGACCTCGCTATTTTTCTCTAGAGGGGGAATAAAATTAATATTATTAAAATGGTTTCCTTCTAGAGTTTGGTTCAGAAGCTGTTGCATCTGCTCTGGTTTAAAAAACGGATTAGTTATACAACAGGAGAGTTGATATTTATTGTTATTCCCATATTTATTAAGCCAAGTCTTTATAATTTTTTGGGTATGTTTCCTATTCTCGTATTTGCCCATTAATCCGAAATGAACGACATCCTTGAGATAGGGTTTTTCAGTGCGGTGAAAATCCTCATCAAAGCCCAAGGGGATGACTTTTGTGTTTTCCACCCCCTTGGTTTTAAAGTGTTTTTGAGCGTCTTTCGAACTAAAAAACGTAAGGTCTTGGTGAGCACATAAGGTCGCCTCTAGGTCGGTAGGTTGATTACATTCGTAAAAAGTGAAAAGATATTGATCTTTACTTTTTCTATTTTCGCTACCATTTAAATGCCATAATTTTAAACAGGGAATCTCAGGTTTAAGAAAATCCCATCTATTATTAATGGCATCCTCTATATAAGTCTTCAGCTCTTTAGTAAGCTCAAAGGCACTGAGATCTATATTCTCTCCTATGGGAAAGATCCCGATCTCAGCACCCAGCTTATGAAGTTCTCTGACAAGGTTGTAAGAGACATTCCCGAAACTTAGTCTGTTAAGTGGAATTTCTAGCAGTAACTTCATTAAAAAGGAACAAGGTCTTCAGACTCTTCTGTCTCCTTAGGGTTAGTGTCGGAATCTGATTTCTTTGCAGAACTCAAGAATTGGAGATCCTTGCCCCGAATGAAATACTTACTGAAAGTCTTTCCGTCTTTTTCCCAAGAGGACATGCAGAGTTCTCCTTGAACCATAAACTCACGCCCTTTGGTTAGATATTTTTCCGCGATTTCTGCGGTCTTATCCCAAAATTCTACGTCAATAAAACACTTAGTTTTGGCGTTGGCTGTAGAAATTCCGACCCTAAGGTTGGCTACTTTTTTACCAGTGCTAGTTGTGCGGACTTCGGGGTCTTTTACCAGATATGCGGCTGCTGTAATTGAATTAAACATAATTTCCTTCTTTTTTTACTTTGTTAATGAATCGATTGTGGATGTTTATACACCCTTGTATGGACATGTCAAGCTCTTCTGCTATCTTTCTCCAAGGGGCGAGCTTATTATTATCCACTCCATATCTAATGTCAATGATTTTTTTGACTCTTTTGTCCTTTTCTTTTTCCAGACACTTTTTAAACATAGAAAAAGCTTCCTCTTTATCTATTTCTCTAGCGAAACTGTCGCAAGAGGGTTCGACGTAATTTTTACTTTCATCGATAGAAACCTCTCTATTTTTCTTTTTCTTATTTAGAATATTTAAACACTTCCATTTTGTTTGGTTAGCTAAATGAGTGGAAAATTTAGTGTTTCTAGTGGGGTCGTAATTTAAAGCAGCAGAATAAATCGTAGAGTCCTTTTCCCCAACCAGCTGACTCTTGTCTAAAGAGCAGTGGGGGTGAGACATGAATTGGTTCACCATTGTATGAAAAATACCTGAGTGCCTATCTATGATTTCCAAGAGGCTGCCCTCATCGTTTGCTTCTTGGATATTAGAAATCAAGGTGTAATCGCTTCTCACTGTTCCAATCTTAGCAGCTGTTTCGTCTTTTTCCAAAAGAATTCGTGTATATATTATAATATATTTATAAAACGTTTTACGTTACGAATAACGTATTACTTTACCTATTACGTTAAAGGACTAAGAAGCGTTCTTGGGCCGTTTCACGGTTATTATAATCGTGACCTGAAAGGTGTCAACTTATTTTTTCTTAAATTTCTTGATTGACATGAAGACTGCATCGGCCTAAGTGTAAATTCCTTTGACCATGATTTTTGAAGAACAGATATCCAGAAAGCCCGATCACTACCCTTGGGCACAAGAATTTATTGAAGCCATGCATAATGGATTTTGGACTGATAAAGAGTTCAGCTTTAGCAGCGACATACAAGATTTTAATGTCAATTTGAGCGAAAATGAGAGAGAGATGATTATCCGAACCTTGTCTGCGATTGGTCAAATTGAAGTGGCTGTCAAAAAATTCTGGAGTAAGCTAGGAGACAACCTTCCTCACCCAAGTTTAACTGATTTGGGTTACGTGATGGCTAACGTAGAAGTAATTCATAATAATGCCTACGAGAGACTCCTACAGATTCTTGGGTTGGAGGACGTTTTCGAAGAAAACTTAAAGCTGGATTTTATTGAGGGTCGCGTTAAATATCTGCGGAAGTATACCCATAGATTTTACAAAGACTCAAAGAAACAATATGTTTACGCCCTTATTCTTTTTACTTTGTTTGTTGAGAATGTTTCCTTGTTTAGTCAATTTTACATAATCAATTGGTTTAACCGATACAAGAATGTCCTCAAGGATACTGGTCAACAAGTCAAATATACGAGAAACGAAGAAAATCTTCATGCTTTGGCAGGTATAAAAATTATAAACACCATTAGGGACGAACATCCTGAGTTCTTTGACGAAGAATTAGAAACGAGGATTGCCACAGAAGCAAAAGACGCTTTTGTAGCAGAAAGTAAAATCGTAGATTGGATGATTAATGGGTTTAACGATAAAGGACTCAACGCGGATATTTTAAAAGAGTTTATTAAAAATAGAATTAATGACTCCCTTGAAAAAATAGGGTTTGCTTCAGCGTTTGATGTTGACACTTCTCTCTTAGAAGATACAATGTGGTTCGAAGAGGAATTGATGGGGAACAACGCCACCGATTTCTTTCATTCTCGACCCGTGGAGTATTCTAAGAACTCCCATACATTTGATGAAGATGATCTTTTTTGATGAAATACAAGTGGCTTAATAAGGATTCGCGTGACTTTCTAAAAAGAGGTTATTTACAAGCAGGAGAATCAGCTGAACAAAGAGGCCATGACATTGCCTCTTCTGCGGAAAAATTACTAAAAATCAAAGGGTTCGCAGAAAAATTCGAAGATTATTTATCGCGAGGTTTCTACTCCCTCTCTAGCCCTATATGGGCGAACTTCGGCAGAGAAAGGGGATTGCCCATTTCATGCAA